ACGACCCAGAAGAGGGTCGCAAGTTAGTTATAATGATGGCTGCAATCTTAGTTGCATCTAAAGATGGGCACGCTGATAAAGTATGGGAAGAACTATCAGTACAAGAATCTATGAAAGACTTAGACGTTACACTTAAGGAGATATTAGATGAAGAGCGGTGATGATGTAGACGTAATCTTAAATGAACTAGCAAGTATTCTTTACAAAAAGCATCAGGATTACGGTCCAATGAACATAGCAGGAGCACCAGGCGGTGCTATGAATGGACTACGTGTACGTATGTATGACAAGTTGGCACGGCTATCCCACCTTGGAGATAACGACACGCCCAATTATGAATCAGTAGAAGATACACTCATTGACCTAGCAAACTATGCCATAATCGGGTTACTAGTCCAACGTGGACAGTGGGAAGGCATACCCAATGGTAGCCAAAACAAAGCGGGTAGTGGTCCTCAGTGACCTTCAGATACCCTATCAAGATAACAAAGCAGTTGATGCCACCTTAGACTTCATCCGCTATTATAAACCCGACCAGTTGTGGTGCGTTGGTGATGAACTAGACGCACCAGAACCCAGCAGGTGGAACAAAGGTATGGCTGGCGAGTACGCAGAAACATTACAGAACAGTATAGATTTAACGCACGAGACAATGGCTAGTTACCGTAAAGCATTAGGTAACAAGCCATTTTTTATTCAACGATCTAATCATACAGATCGTATTGATACATACATACGTAAGTATGCACCTGCATTTATGTCACTCAAGTCATTAGAAATTGAACAACTACTTGGCTATGAAAAGTTAAAGATTAATTACTTACATAAGATGCACGAACTACTTCCAGGCTGGGTAATGGCACACGGAGATGAAGGTGCACTTAATCGTGCGCCAGGGGCTACTGCTTTAAATCTAGCCAAACGTTTAGGCAAGTCAGTTGTATGTGGACACACCCACCGCGTAGGTCTGCAACACGAAACAACTGGCTTCTANGGCAAGACACACACGCTCTACGGTTTAGAAGTAGGGCATATGATGGATATAAAACAGGCTAGTTACCTAACATCAGGCAGTGCCAACTGGCAACAGGGCATTGGTATCTTAGTAGAAACTAATCGCAAAGTTACACCNTTTGCAGTTCCAATTGTTAATGGTGAGGTAATCATTCCGTAATGAATTACATTGAAGANTATAATAATTTGGTACAAACTTTAGCCACGGAATATGCACGCAAGTACTCTATGATAGAGCGTGATGACATAGGGCAAGAGTTGTGGCTGTGGTTTGTTGGACATCCACGCAAGTACAACGAATGGTTAGAGTTAAAAGAAAAAGACCGAGATAAACTTATCGCTAAATCGCTACGTAATGCAGCACTTAAGTTCTGTGAAAAAGAAAAAGCAAAGAAGATCGGGTACGATATGTCCGATTTATACTACTATGACACCTCAGTTATAGAGGCTTTTCTCCCTTCAATCATTGGAGAATCTTACGAGATACCTACAAAAATTAAAGACTTGGGTGGAATGGTTAAAACCAGTGAGATTTCAGATGGTAACAATTGGTTATCATTAAGGTCTGACATAGCATCAGGTTACTATAGATTATCTGAAGCAAAGCAAAACATATTACGCTTACGCTTTAGTATAGAACAACCTGACTGGACATTGCTTGCAAAAGATATGGACAGCACACCAGATGGTGCACGTATGAAAGTTCAACGTGCAATTAATTCTCTTATCAAACATCTAGGTGGGTGGCGACCACAAACAGATGAAGATACAAAAAGTGAATGACCTAAGAGGGCAGCCAACATTTGCCTGCATATGCGGTTGTCTTATGTTTGAGATCACCGTTATGTGGGACCAAGAAACTAGAGAGGTTACTTGGTATGACCTTGCTCAAAAGTGTAAAGACTGTGGAACTATAACAACGGCACCAACGCCAATGGATTGGAGAGATTGCGAGTAATGCCTATGTACGATTTTAAATGTAACACTTGTAATGAGATTGTAGAAACAAATGAAAACATACCACCTATGTGTAGTACTTGTAATGGAACTATGACACGTGTATGGTCCAGTGTAGCCGTTAAGTTTAACGGTACGGGATTTTATTCAACAGGAGGATAGATGTTTAGACCCAGCGACACACCTAATTGTGAGTCAACAGATAATGAATTGTTTTTTATAGAAGATGGAAAGGGTAAATACTCTGAGATCAAAGCACTTCAANGTATCTGTAATGCGTGTGTTGTTAAAACAGAATGTCTAAACTATGCACTNAANTATAATGTTGCTGGTTACTGGGGTAACACTACTGAAACTCAACGTCACAAGTTACGNCAACGNCTTAACATNAGACCAATACCGTTATANCTTACCTACCAATAGAAAAAGACCCCCGCTAGGTAGGTTAAAGTACCTAAGCGGGGGCTTCTAATTTANATAANTATTACTTNTTAGTAATACCAAANTCTTTTGCTGATGGGTCAAGTGCTTTAAGAATTGGACCAACAAGACCAGCAACAAAAGCAGATGCTAATGTCTTAGGGTCGTGTACGCCAGTCATATACAAACCAGCAGCCACTGCTGCTGCAGAGCGTAGGTATGTTAAAGCAATCTGTTTAATTTTTTCTTGATTCATTTGGGGATTCCTTTACTTTAGTTTCATCTTGATTACGCGTGCTTTCACCTGTTCAGGTGTTTCTACTATTTCAAAATGCATATCATCTTTGCGAGTCTTATAGGTGTAGCCAGCACGCAACCCATATTTCTTGCAAAGAATATCTAGTGTCTTGCGCTGCTCAGGAGTAAAGGTATTTTCTTTTCCAAGCGGATGCTTAACGGCATTCAGGTCTATCGCCGTACCTGATGAGTGGTTAGATAAGTTATCTGTTTGACCACGAACCTGACGGTATGCATATGACCAGTCGTCAAAGACTCCCTCTTCAAGAGGTTCAACTTTAGTATGAAACTCAGCAGCAAATGCTGCTAATACTGGACCGCATATCTCGTTGCATTGTAATCTAATCTTTGTTCCAGCAACAGGAAAATGTTTAATGTTAATTGCTTCTTTATCTTTAGATGCTACCCAGCCATTTTGACTATGTTCAACTGTCATTTATTATCCTCATCTAATGGATTTCTAATTGGGTATGTAACTGCCCATACAAATAAAGTTGCAAATATAGCAACGCCAACAACTTGCTTGGCTGAACCATCAAGAACTACCCAGGCAATAAACATACCTAGTAAAGTCCATAATTGTTCAACCATATCTTTTAGTATCTTCATAGTTTTCTCCTATATGTTGCTGCTCCTGCTGCACTTGCTGCTGTAACTGCAGCCTGTCCAGCAATAACTGATGCGACAATAATTTTTTCTGATTCTGTTCTTTCTTCATCTGACATATCTGCACCAATGCTGGTAATGGCAAGCAAGGCTTGCCCAGGATCAGTAAAGATTGCGCTAATAAGTTCTGCAGGACTTTCAAGTATTACAAGTGCTGCTGCTACCTCTGCGGTAATAACAACTGCATTACCTTTATCATCTTCACGAACTTCAACTGGTGTTTCGGCAGGTAAATCTTTATAAGTTAAGCCTGCTTCTTGAATAGCCTGTGCTGTAACTGGCTCACCTTGTGCTGCTTCAATGATCGTTTCTGCTATTGCTTCTCGTTCTTCTGGTGTAGAATCTTCTGTAGCCACAACTGGTGGTTCAGGTTCTTCAACAGGAGGTTCAGGTGCAACATCAATTACAGGTTCTGGCGCTGGCTCTGGAACGGGTTCTGGTTCAGGCTCAGGCTCTGGTGCAGGCTCTTCCTCTAGGGGAGGCTCAGGTTGAGGCTCAGGCGCAGGTTCTTCTACAGGAACTGGTTCAGGTTCAGCGACAGGTTCTGGCGCTGGAGCAGGTGCTTCTTCTTCCACTTCAGGAGCAGGCTCAGAAGCCACAGGAGGTGGCTCTGGGGCTGGTTCAGGAACAGGTTGAGGCTCAGGTATAACTACTGGTTCAGGCTGCACCACAGGTGGTGGGTCTGGAATAGGTGTTGGCTCAGGTGCAGGACTTGGGGGAACCACTACTGTTGGCGTATCAACCACAACGGTTGCTGTTTGAGTAGGAGTATCAGATGGAATTATTAATATTGTTTGGGTTTCTGATGGGCTGGGTTGTGGCGTTGGTTCAGGAGAGGGTGTTGCGACAACGGTTGGAGTTTCGTTTACAACAGTTGGAGTCTCAGTCACAGCAGTTGGAGTTTCAGATACAGCAGTTGCGGTCTCGCTTGGAGTTGGAGAAGGCAAAGGCTCGGCAGATGCACTTGGCTCAGGGCTGGGACTTGCAGTAGGTG